GCGCAGATGCTGCGCCGACTGCGTATCAAGAACGTACCTTCGCCCATCTCTCGGGACTACGATTGGCCCGGAGTGTTTCCTCCTATGGCCCATCAGAAAACGACGGCAGAGTTTCTGACTCTGCACTCGCGTGGGTTCTGTTTCAACGAGCAGGGTACCGGTAAAACAGCGTCGGCGATCTGGGCGTCTGACTACCTGATTAGTGCTGGGTATATCAAGCGGGTACTAATAGTGTGCCCGCTCTCCATCATGCAAGCGGCGTGGGAAGCTGACCTATTCAAGTTCGCTGTGCATCGCACCGTGGGTATCGCACACGGGAACCGAGACAAGCGTAGAGCTATCATCGCGGGGGACTACGACTACGTTGTGATTAATTACGATGGTGTAGACATCGTAGAAAAAGAAATCGCAGGGGGTGGCTTCGACCTCATTATTATTGATGAAGCTAACAGCTATAAAAGCGCGTCCACAAAGCGATGGAAGACTATGAGGAATCTAGTCACGCCAAAGACGTGGCTATGGATGATGACCGGCACCCCCGCTGCCCAGTCGCCGGTTGATGCGTACGGGTTGGCTAAACTATGCGTGCCAGACAACGTGCCTAAATTCATTACTACGTTCAAAGAGTCGGTAATGTATCAGCTCACCCGATTCAAATGGATCCCCAAACCAGAGGCCGCAGACCGAGTGCATGCCGCGTTGCAGCCAGCTATCAGGTTCACAAAGAAGGAATGCTTAGACCTACCGTCCGTCACGTACGTAGACCGTGAAGCTCCGCTGACTCCGCAACAGAAGAAGTACTACGAGATAATGAAGAAGGAGTTTCTCCTTCAGTCCGGGGACGAAGAGATTACGTCGGCGAATGCGGCTGTAAACTTCAATCAGCTCATGCAGATCTCCGGTGGGGCGGTATATACCAACGACAAGAACGTGTTGATGTTCGACGTTAGCAACCGGTTGCGAGTAGTCAAAGAAGTCATCGACGAGGCCAGTAACAAAGTGCTGGTGTTTGTACCGTATCGCCACACGATCCAACGACTTGAAGAGTATCTGACGAACGAAGGAATCTCACTGGACATCATATCCGGGGATGTCCCTATGTCTCGCCGTGGAACCATCATTCACAATTTCCAAACGGCTACAGACCCAAGAGTTTTGATTATCCAACCGCTTGCTGCGGCGCACGGTATTACGTTAACCGCTGCCGATACTATTATCTGGTACTCTCCGGTAACGTCTACAGAAATATATTTACAAGCGAACGCACGTATTGACCGCAACGGTCAAACCAACCCAATGACTATCGTGCATATACACGGCAGTCAGATTGAGCGTAGAGTATACGCGGCGTTGCAGGGGCGTTTGCTCGATCACACAAAACTTATCGACCTATACAAACAAGAGATACATTCCGCTTGACAGTGTAAACCAAGAGCGGTATCGTGGCTCTCCCTACAAGCGGGAACACACGATGGAAGACAACTACACGACAGAAGACCTTGTGTCTGCGTATATCAAAATACGCGACCAGATCGCCGACGTTAAACGGCGAGCCGATGAGCAGGTAGCGGAACTTACCGTACACCTCAACGCGATCTCTGATGAGTTGCAGACGATCTGCAAAGACATTGGTGCGAACAGCATCAATACAAGTGCAGGCACCGTCATGCGGTCGGTCAAGTCCAAGTTCTGGACTAACGACTGGCAGTCCATGTACGCATTCATCAGAGATAACGGCGCGTTTGAGTTGCTGGAAAAGCGACTGCACCAAACCAATATGAAGAATTTCCTAGAAGAAAACCCAGAGGCACACCCTCCGGGGCTCAATGTCGAGCGGGAATTTGTAGTAACAGTAAGACGTAAATAGGAGCAAACATGAGCAACGAGCTGGTTACATTCAGTCTGACCAACACCCCGGACTACATTCGTGAATCGCAGTCCGAGCTTACCAAGAGCCTTATGGGAAACATGGGCTCTACACTCAAGCGTATCTCTATCCGTGGGCGGAAGTTCCGCTGCGTGGTAGGTGGGGAAGAAGTCGCGCGTAACGACAAGGACTACATGGACGTGATTATCGTCAACGTAGCCAAAGATCCTGCACGGCAGTACTACCCCGGCGTGTACGATCCGAAGGCAGATGCTGTACCTCCAGAGTGCTGGTCGGCGGATAGCCGCATGCCACATCCGTCTGTGGAAAACCCACAAGCAGCTAGCTGCGCCGACTGCCCTCAGAACATCGCGGGTTCAGGACAGGGTAACTCTAAGGCGTGCCGCCTTAATCGGCGAGTTGCGGTGGCTCTGCTGGATGACTTGAATTCTGGCGTGTATCAGCTTCAGCTTGCAGCCACTTCCGTATTCGGTAAGGGCGACGCTAACCACATGCCGTTCGATCAATACCTGAAGTATATCGCTTCGCAGAATCAGAGCATCGACCGAATTGTTACCCGTGTTAAGTTCGACGATGACAGTGATGTGCCGAAGTTGTTTTTCTCTGCGGTGGCTTACCCGCCGAAAGAAGCTCTGTCACTTCTGGTGGAGTACGGCAATAGTCAGGAAGCCAAGATGGCTGTGGCTATGTCTGTTGTTAAGAAAGCGGAGGGAGCCCCTAAGATTGCAGCGCCCGCCGAGCCTACGGTGCGGAGTAATGGTGCTAAGGCTGAGACCCCGACCCAGAAGCCGCACCTCAAAGAGGCTATTAGTAAGTTCCGCCAGACAGACGACGAGTAATTTATGGATTGCCGAGGCTATAGCAGGCGCATAGTGGACGCCAACAAATCCGCGTCTCTAGATAGCCTTGGGGTCCGTCTGGGCAGGCTGTGCATTAAAGAGGACATCTCCGTCGCGGCTGTGGCGGAGACATTCCGAGTGTCAAGGACGACCGTGTACAACTGGTTTGCCGGAGCCAAGATCCCAAGGAAATCTCAAGAGGATAAAATCTTATACTTCATTAAGAATTATAAACCTGAATAATAACGATTAGGACATTTGTATGCGGGAGTTTCTGTCAAAAGTACTGTCCGATAAAGGATGGTACTGCATAGTCGGCCTGCGCTCAGGAAAACCAACAAAGCAACTATTTGTAGAGTCATTAGATGAAGTAGATAAGGTAGTCGGCGATCTCCTCGCCAATGAGTACAACGTCTACTTTGCATGCGCCAAGTACGAAACAGATCTTTCACGGACGAAAGATAACGCCACTTATTTCAAGTCGGCGTGGCTAGACATCGACTGCGGGACGGGCAAGGACTACGCCGACCAAGAATCAGCAATCGATGCGCTGGTAAAGTTTTGTAATGACAACTACCTCTCCGTGCCGACCATCGTGGATTCTGGCAGGGGGCTGCACGTCTATTGGGTGTGGGAAGAAGCCGTCGGTAGACAAGAGTGGACCTCTGTTGCGGAGCAGTTAAAAGCTCTATGCGCGGAGCAGAAGCTCTACGCCGACGCTAGTGTAACGGCGGACTCGGCACGTATCTTACGCTTGCCGGGAACCTATAACTACAAGGACGATCCTCCGCTAGAAGTCGGTGTGGTTCTGGAGGGGGAGATCACGACTTATGAAAAGTTTAAGTCTTGCTTGGGCGTGTTTCCGATGTTGCCGGAGAAGCCCGACTACATCTCGCAGGAACAGACTCCACTTCAAAAGTCTCTTCAGCAGAATCAAGTCTTTCGATTCAGCACCATCCTCAAAAAGACGGATGACGGGATCGGCTGTGCACAGATTCAAAACCTCATAGAGAACCCCTACTCTCGGGTAGAACCTCTGTGGCGTGCTGGTTTGTCCATCGCTAAGTTCTGCGTTGACTCGGACCTTGCCATACAGATCGTGTCGGATGGGCGAGAGGATTACGACTACGCTGCCGCAGTTGAAAAAGCGTCGCAGATAGTCGGCCCCTATACCTGCAAAGTCTTCGAAGGACTCAATCCTAGCCTATGTAAGAAATGTATTAATCATAAGAAACTCAATTCTCCTATCCGGTTAGGGCTAGAAGTCCTTGAAGCCGAGGAGGGGGAGTCGGTTGTTCTAACTGACGTAGCAGGCAAGCCTATGGAGTACACGGTGACGGTAGATATTCCGTCGCCTTACTTCCGTGCAAAGAACGGCGGCATCTACTGTCGGACAGATGAAGAACCTATTCTCATCTACGAGAACGACCTATACCTCACGAAGCGGATGATGGAGTACGGGAAGGGAGACCTCGTTCTGGCCAAGCTGCACCTCCCCAAGGACGCGGCTAAGGAGATTATCATTCCCCTAGCTGCACTGACTTCTACGGAAGAGCTTCGTAAGTTGCTTGCTTCCTATGGGGTAATCAGCGGTGGCAAGGCGTTTGTGAGTATTCAGAATTATTTGATCTACTGCGCCAAACACCAGCAACACCAGCAGGAAGCGGAGATCCTACGGAATCAGTTTGGATGGGTAGATGACGATACCAAGTTTATTCTTGGTACAAAGGAAATTCACGCTGACGAAATTCGATACAGTCCTCCTTCTGCAACTACGCTGAACTACGCAAAGAACATAAGCGAAAAGGGAGAACTTGCGGAATGGAAGCAGGTGGCCAATACATACAACATGCCGGGGTTTGAGCCTCATGCGCTAGCTATATTTTTCGGACTGGGTGCGCCGTTAATGAAGTTCACGGGATACAGTGGACTTATGGTCAACCTGTTGAACCGGGAGTCCGGCACGGGTAAGAGTACTATCCTTAAGGTCATTAACAGTATCTACGGTCACCCCGTAGACTCGATGGGGTTGGAGAAAGACTCGCTGGCGCACAAGCTGTTCAGGCTAGGGGTACACAACAACCTGCCTGTGACAAATGACGAACTCACTAATATGAAGGGTGAGGATGTTTCTATCTACAGTTACGCAGTGTCGAATGGTAAGGGACCGGGGCGTATGCAGGCTCAAGCTAACATGGAGCGGGTCAACGACACGACATGGGCTACGATAAGTATCTCATCCAGTAACGCTTCTCTGATAGACAAAGTAGGTGCAGTGAAAGTCTCGTCTACCGGTGAGACGGCACGAATTATTGAGTATCAGATCGACTCCACCAACAACCTGACCAAGGACGAGGCGTATCAGTTATTCGAAGGGCAGCTCATGCGGAACTACGGGATGGCGGGGGTAGTGCTCCTTCAATACGTAATCAAGCATAAGACGGAAGTCATAAAGCTGTACGAGAAGACCCGTGCTGAATTCGACAAGGAGGCTGCGTTCACCAATCGGGAGCGGTTCTACTCGGCGGGCTACGCCTGTGCATTCACGGCTGGCATCATTACGAAGTCTCTTGGGCTGCACGATATTGACGTAGACCGTGTGAGACGGTGGGCGTTGCGATCCCTCGTCCCCGACAACAAGCGCGCATTGGAAGAAAGTCGAGTTTCGTACAAAGAAAATCTGGGTGACTTCATCAACAGTAACCTGAATAACATTCTTGTTATCAACGGTCCAGTCACTTCCGGGCAGCCAATGCCCGACATCTATCCTAGGAATCAACTTATCATACGGATAGAGCCAGATGCGTCACATATCTACATAGCATCAAAGCCGTTCCGCGAGTACTGCGCGCAAAGCCAGTTGAATATGAAAGACTTACTACGTGTATTGAAGGACGAAGGGGTCTATCTAGGCGACGTGAAGAAGCGCATGAACAAGGGCACTAAACTCGCGGGACCGCCTGTGCATACCTATTTGTTCACAATGGATGAAGCAATACTTGGGTTGGATGAGCTTATGGAGTCGATGGAAAAAGACGTATGAACATTCATGGAATAGAGTTCGAAGTTAAGTGGGAGGAGTTCAAGCCCTACTCCTCCTTCTTCATCCCTTGCCTTGATTGGGAGGCTGCGAGAGATGTTATTTACCATGAGTGCGAAGAACACGGCGTCCCTGCCGTGGTTCGCTTTTCTGTAGAGGATGGGATCCGGGGGGTGCGGGTATGGAGAGTTAAGGAAGCTACTCCAGAATCCCAGCCTCCTGCCGCGCCGCCTCCCGAAGTTTCGGATTAAGCGTCGTTCCGAAGGTCCGCTCGGCTTCTCGCTGTCTAGCTTTCCTCATATCGTAGGATTTCTCTTTGGTCTCAGAAGTAATTTGATAGTTTCGCCCAAACTTGGACTTATTATACTCATCAATTTCTTTCTGAACATCACGAATCCCAGAATAATCCCCAGCTTCTCTTGCAGCCCATAGAGTATCCAGAAGTCCATTTCGCTGTTCTTGTACTCTACGCTCGATTTTCTTCATGATGGATACGCGGGCATAGGCATCGTTGAGATCGTTAGGGGAGAAGCCAATCGCCGACATCATCACGTCATAGGCGTTAGGGTCATCGACAATCTTAAACCCTTTGGAATTGACTACTCCCTCCGTAGCAAAACGATACCCACGCATTAGGGACTTTAATCCAGACGGAAGACCGGTTTCCAATCCTTTTTGCCAGTCACCTTCGTATACCAGCGTCGCACCTTTGATTATGTTTGCAGCTACGCCGAATGCGGGACCGGCTGCCTGCTCCATTGCGTAATTAAGTAGTCCTATGTCTGCCAAACGCTTTTCATCAGGACGCCACAAGAGATCACCAAAACCTGTGCGAGTGCCGATGTTCAGATTAGTTGCTGCGCCGATAGGTCCACGGAATATCTCGTTACCAAAGGTAGATAGCACCCATTCATCTAGATCGAATGGTTCGTCGTCATCTCCGAAGATCCCCATAAACATAGATGCAGCGATGTTAAATAGCCCATAGATAGGCACACCCTTGACACCGGCAAATGCAAACGAGGTTGCGTAGATACCAAGCAACTGATTCCTAGCTTCTATCTGTACTTCGGGTCTTGCGCCCTTGAACATCTCTCGAAACAACTTGTACTGCAAGTAAATCTGGTTCAGCGCGAACCGCTTGAACACGCCGATTATCTTCATAGGCCCGGTTTGAAACATCTGCGGACCCAGCTCAGACATCGCAGATCCGTGGGCAAACTCTACCGTGCTCAGTGCGTACTCAGTAGCTTCCTCTTCACTCATCTTCTTTTTTCTAGCCAAGTTGTATGCAGCAAGAAGCGTCACTTCGCGATTGAACCGCTCCGCGTTCTGGAACATCCAACCAAGGGACATCTCTACCCGCATCTTCTTGTAGCCA